ATGGGTATCTGCACAATGGCATTCAACTTAAATGGTTTCAACTTTAACCAGTCTGTAGTTGATGTTAACGGAAAAATCATTCCTACATGGGGTGATGTTCTTAACAGAGCAAACTTAGGTATGGAAGTTATGCATGAAAGAAATGCACACAACTTCCCACTTGATCTAGCAAGCGCAGAGTCAACAACAGTTGCTCTAACTGCTCCATCAATAGGTTAATAAATACGATTGAGACCTTTCGTGGAATCTCTACAATCGGAACTAATCAGACCCCTTTACAGGGGTCTTTTTTTATGTCATCATAAATAATGAAGGAAATATTAAGAACATGACATTAGACTATTACAAAGTTCAATTAAAAAAGACAGCGGAACAACTGTCAGAATTTAAGAAAGGTATTCTCGCCGTCGATGAATCTACAAAGACAATCGGAAAAAGATTTTCTGACATCAACGTAGAGAACACAGAAGAGAACAGACAAGCATATCGTGGAATGTTATTCACCACACCAGACTTAGGAAAATATATTAGTGGTGCAATTTTATATGAAGAGACACTCTATCAGAAACATGTTGATGGAGAGAGTATGGTTGATAAACTTACAAAACAAGGAATCATTCCAGGCATCAAAGTTGATACAGGATTGAAACCTTTAGTTGGTGCGTTAGAACATGAAACATATTGTTCTGGACTAGATGGACTTACAGAAAGAGCATCTGATTACTACACTCAAGGTGCAAGGTTTGCTAAGTGGAGAGCAGTCTTACAAATCACATCATGTTGTGAGGGTGGGCCATCTGACCTTGCGATACAAGAAAATGCATGGGGTCTTGCACGTTATGCTCGTGCTGTACAAGAA